ATTGTAGCCACTGCTGTAGCACTTACGTTGGATAAAACATTAGCGTCAAGGCCCTGATTCATATCAGACACACCAGTCCTTTTAGCTTGTTGATTGTCTAAGTACTCAAGCATAGGAAATGATTGATTGGCTGATGATTGTACTTGCATTGGCACAATAGCATTAGGATTCTTCATACGTATGATGCCACCTGCTGTACTGTTTAACAGGTCATCTAAGTTGACTTGTCCTTCGACTGCACCAACACGACTGTTGTTAGTGAGGTATAAGTTGTCAAGCATTTGACGTTGAACCACTGTCTTGATTTGTTGTATGTCGATTGTCTTATCAGCGACGGACTCACCAAAGAACTTATGAGGAACAGGATAAGGACATATTGAATAAAACGGTACATAATCTGTTTCTTCATCAGACAATATTGTATTGGATGCATAACATACACGATGCATGGTTGATGTGCCATTCGATTTACCTATCTCAACATAACATTCGTAATAAGCTAATAGCTCTTGTGTCTTGTCAGCTGTTACATTGTCTGTGTGATTGTGCTTATAATCATTAAAACCTGATGATGTATCGTCAGCTGTTGTTAGTTCATCTACAACATCTTTGTCATAACCTAATTCAACTAAATCAGCACGTGTTAATAATTGCTTTTGTGCAGTGAATGTAGCGTTATCAATCGATGTAGCATTCTCATCAATGATAAATGCTTCAGGCTCTACGTTTGTTATCTTGACACGTGAGTTTGTTTCAGTTGTTTTAATCTTTAAGTTGTATGCAATGATAGGGTCTTGATTGACCATCATAGGCTCACCATCAGCGTCTGTTGGTGCTATCATTTCAGTGACACCATCTTCAGTCATGACTGGTTCAGGTGGCATTGGCACTTGGTCTTGCTCTATCTCTACTTCTTCTTTTGATATTACTTCAACGTTGTCGGGTATAAGTAATTGGACTACCTCGTCCTCAGTTAATTCTTTGTATGTCTCTATTGACTCTGTTGTATCATCATGCCATACAGCTTTGACAACGCCGTTCTTTTGAACCAAAGCATCCCAAAACCATTGATATAATATTTCACTTCCGTTGTTATCTTTAGAGAATATATGATTGACGTAATGATTGATTTGTTCTGCTACATCACCTGTGCCTTGCTTTGTAGGTAAAAATGACACAACATCAGAGCTGGTAAACACTTTCATCAGTTGAGGCAATGCGCCATGCACTGCATCTGATACAGAGCTATCAACTATCTTAGATTTACCATCCACTTCGTTACCCATTGGCTTACGTAAGTAATAATCTAAAGCTAATTGTCTTTCTGGATTAACGTATTCGTTTATATAGCTGGTAGCGTCATCAATATTAGTCTTAACTAATTGTAATAACTCTTCGTTTGATAATTCCATGTATTGTTTACCTGTTTATGTATTTGATTCTTAAAGTTTTGTCGGATGAAAATCCTGTGTTTTTGTGTGTCGGAGACGCAAGCCAGTCGTGCTGCTATTTCTATGAAAATCACGTTTAGCGACGCTGGTGGTTTCTATGTATGTTATCCTATGTCTTACGTATTTGTTTCCGTAGTGAACGTCCTATGACTGTTATTAAACTGTTCCTATGCTGTGTAAATAATTAGTAATACCTAGTGCATATATAGTTAATCCTACTAAATTCATAGCTATCAGTGATTTATCCTTCCATTGAAAGCTGACCCACAACCACCCCAATGTAGCGGGTACTGCTATATATAAATTTAATGGGTATATGTTTGCAGCTGTAAATATCATTGATGTAATGATGACGATTGAGCTGAATGTTTTAACTACAGTAATTCTATCCATTATGTTCTCCTTAAATGTATTGTTGTTTGTATGATTCCTTATTTAATGTTGTGTCGTAAGGCTGATTCCAATCACTGCGTTTGATACTGTTGTTTGTGTTTAAGCCTATAGCTAAATATCTAAATGCATCAGCACAGTGAGATGACCAGTCATGTAACGGTTTTTCCATGTAATTGTTTAGCTTTTCATTAAATACACGTCTGTAATTACGTAAACAATTTAAGCCTGTTTGTGTTGTTGGCTCATGAAAGTAACAGTTTTTTAAGAATTGTCTGACAGCTTGTATACCATCTTCGACACCAATTTTTGGTGCGACTGTGATATTGAGTCCACCTTCTTCGAGCATTTCTTTTCTTGATTTGCCTGTACCAAGCTCTCTGACTTCGACATCGTGTGGTAGGATATGTTCGTATTTGTCGTAACCTTTTTCTTGCAACCATGCGATGTAATGCTCCAATGATTGACCTGCGTTTTCATAATAGTCCATGACACGAACTTCACCTGATATTGTTTCACACACCCATATGCTTGTTGAATCAGACATGCCCAAATCCCATGCTGTCCATTTAGCTGTTCTAACATCTGTTGCTATGTCTCTGATACGTCCTTGTTCTTTTAAATCATTAAGAATCTCACCGTAATATGAACCTACAATGGGTGCATCAAACGAGACTTCGAACTCTTGATTATACCGATTGTCGCCCATTTCACGCTTAGCGTCTCTTAATTCTTCTTCATCAACGATGCCTGTTTCTGATGCTCTAAATTCACACAACGACCATTGTTTGTTTTCTTCATCGCTTGCATAATCACGAAGCTGTTTGAAATGATTGTCGCCCATTGGTGTACCAATAAACAATGCCCAACCTTTTCTATCAGCTAATGCTGGCCTGATAACTTGTGACCATAATTCAGGTCGCATATTCCCGTACTCGTCAAGCACACATCCATCACTATATATACCACGCAATGAATCAGGATTGTCTGCACCATGCAGCGATATTTGCCTTCCTAAAAAATTAACCCGTAACTCAGCAACATTAGCAACGCCACCAAGAGGACGAGTGTAATCTTTAAGATACTCCCATGCGACTCGTTTGGCTTGTGTGTAGTTAGGTGCGATGTAATGGAATTGAGGATTTTTTTTGGTGTTTTGTAAAGCGCTGTGAATAAGCTGATTGATTGCTGCCACAGTCTTCCCAAACCTTCTGTGACATACAGCCACATTAAATCGATTTTGTCTGCAATTGGTGTGAATTGTTTTTTGAGCTTTGCGGGGAGTATAACCTGTTTCCAATACCTGTGTGTCTTCATTCAATTCCTGTTTTAACGATGATGTTGATTGGTGCATCTGAATCTCCAGTGATTTCTTGACTGGCCTTACCATCTAAACGGTCGCCCAGTTCCTTAATTGCCGATACATCTCCCTCAGCGGCCTTTTCATATAATGCATTAGCTACACGATGTAACTTAGCATAATCTTCTTGCACAGCTAATTTACGCACAAGCTTTGACCATATGCGATTTTGTTTGCTGCTGTTTGTATTTCCTTTTGGTGCACCTGCCATTGTATTTCCTATTAAGTGGTGGCTTTTAAACTGCTCAGGAGAAGGAAGCAGAGCCACCGATTGTTCTATTTTAAAGAGCCCCTCCTGGTAATATCCAGGAGGCTGGCATCCGGACTTACAGCGTCCTTCGACTGTTGTTATTTACTTATTCATGACGTACATAGTCACTTCAAAGCCAAAACGCATTTCTGTTGCTTCTGGTTTAGTCCACATAATGTTTATCCTTTTTAATCGTTAATAAATAAACAATATTGATAGAGAGTTTTAACAAGTCTATCGTGATGTCTCCATAGCTTCTCAGTACACTGAAGAATGCACCCAAACTCATTGATACTAAAAGCAAAGCTTGGGCGTGTAGTTTTTACACTTCACAAGAACCACCTGTGCAAGCTAATGTTTGTGCGCCAGTTGTGTTGTCATCGACTTCAACAAGCTCAGCAAAATCAACTTCAGGTGTTATTTTCTTTAAAGCTTCATATTCTTCTTTACTACAGTCTTGATACGGTGCTTGTTTGTATGAATGGTCTGAGTGAGGCAAAAAGCTAATGCCTGATAACTCATCAAAATGCTTCCATACCCATGCACCCACTGCCATCCACTCATCGTCCTTTACTGATATAGTAACGCTTGGCTTATGTTCACACCAATGACGTTGATATATTAACCAATTTTCTAATTGTTCC